TATAGAAAATCTAATGCGAACTCTTCTGGAAAATCCTGAGTCTGTCTATACACCTTCTGGAACATCTGCTGATGTGGCAGTACAGGCGATAGCAACAAATATACTTGTTGATTCATTCAAAACAAATTCTCAGGCTTACTTTTCATTGCTTAAAAATCCTGAAGCATATATTCCACTTATTCTTCCAGCTGCCGCCGCTTGGGAGGCGGAACCAAATGCAAAGAATAAAGGGATTATTCTGGATTCTTTGACTAATCCAGCTATGTTGCAGGCCTTGAGTAAAGCACATCCTAACGATCAAACACAGGTATACGAAGCGGTAAAACCTATTCTGCAATCTACAATGCTTAGAATATTTAATCCGGCTAAGGCACCTGAGTTGATCCAATCTTTTGATCCCAAGACAGGGTTCGTTCCTGTGCCAGATAATAAAGATGCTGCCGACTATGCCAATGCTGCAAACAGCGTTTATCAAAGGGCTTCAATGCTGGAGATGCAAGTCAAGAATGATGCGGATCCTGATCGTATTCTTAGGAACTACTTTGGACCTAAGATGGCAGAGAAGTTCATGGCCCCTGCCGAGGAGCAGCCACAGTGACACTGTCCCAGAAGCAGAGACTGTTCTCCAAGATGATCGCAGAGTTGATCCTCTGGGCCTATGACAAGGGCTACGAGATTACTCTAGGGGATGCGTACAGGGATCCCCGATTGCATGGGGCACTTGGAGAGAAGGTAGGTTATGGTTCAAGGAACTCTTGCCATAAGCTGAGACTCGCAATGGATCTCAATCTGTTCGTTGGCGGCAAGTACGTTACGGATGGAGAGGCACACAAGCCTCTGGGAGAGAAGTGGGAGTCAATGGGTGGATCCTGGGGTGGACGATTCCAAGATGCCAACCATTACTCCCTTGAGCATGACGGGTTTAAGTGACTTTGCGAAGAGATAGCATCTCTAGCTCGACGCCTCTACGGGATCTTTTGTGGATCTTTTAGGGGCGTCTCTATTCTTCCTCGAAACATTCCAGAATAGTCTGCATATCCAGACCCAATCCACAGTTAGAGCAGATGAACCACAGGCCATCTCCTTTCATGTGGATGCACCACCTGAATGACTGGATGTTATCCTCCACTGAACATACGTGAGCTAGAGGCAGAGCATCCAGATCCTCCGGAGTCTGCCTCTTTGCTTTGGGGAATGTAGTTACCTTTGAGTCCGGTTTGTCAGAGTCCACAGACTCCTCCTTTACAGGCATCATTCTCTTCGTACACAACGCCCTTGTGCTTCATGGCTTCCTTGTACGATACGGCCTCTAGCGGCTGACCTCCTCTAGCACCGTCGGGGTAGCAAGTGAAACCGCGAAGACGATGAGCGTACTTAGCCAGAATATTGGCGAACTCCCCAACACGATCATTATTATTGAGATCGCTGCCCCAAGAGGGGAGATTAATAGTACTAGAGATAGACATATCGACGTAATCCTGGACATCAGCTTGGAACCTCACTCGGCGCTCCCAATCGGGAACTAGATCAATTGCAGTCTCAATGCTATCGGGATTGATTCCCTCACGGATCAGAGCATCCGCAGTAGCATCCACTACGTACTCGTACTTCCACTTCGTACCGTCTACAAGGTATCGTCGCTTGTAAGCGACAGCAAACAGAGGCTCAATACCAGTAGTAGTACCGGCAAGTATGCCGATAGACCCGGTTGGCGCGATAGCACGGTAGGCAACAGGACGGCTGATGCTAAGGCGGTCGCATAGGCTATTCGCTGCACGCTCGGATTCCTCACGGTACACCTCCATCCACTGACGAAGTTCGGGAACCATCTCGTACTTATAGTTCCTCTTCAGAAGCCATTCATGTATTCCCATGAGTCCAAGACCCAATCGGCGGTTCTTCTTGCGAACCTCGTATACCTTTTTGTAGGGAAGGTCCGCCGTAATAGTGCCGCATACCAGAAACCCAGACGCAAGCCGAACGACTTCCCTGAATTCCTGTAGTGTATCAATCCTGCCAATGTTAATAGAACCAAGGTTGCACACATCAGAGTCATCAGCAGAAGTAACTTCAGTACACGCATTACGAAGAGTTTCATTCTCTTTGTCTCCGAAGTTAAAGGAGAAACCTGGTTCACCGGATGACATGGCTTGCTTGCAGTTCTCTACGAATACCGAAGGCAAGTACCCCTGCTGTACTGCATCGAGGAATGCGTCATCGTAGTTCAGAGAGACGTTGGTCATATCCAACGGAGCAGGGAAATTGAAGTTGTCGTTCTTCGCATCATGCAAAGAGTACCCTTCGTGTACAGGCATATCCTTCCAGTTCTTTACCTTCAGGAAGGATTCTGCGTCTCCGTGTCGCCAGTTGATGCTGGCATAGATCGCAGAGCGTCTGCTTCCACCCTGCATAACATTTCGTCCGACTTCGTTGATAGAGTGCATGAGAGGGATAGGCCCGCTCGCGCGACCTCCAGTGCGGCCCAGATTTGCCCCATGAGGACGGAAGACGCTGTAATCCACGCCAATGCCGCCCCCAGACATAAGGCAATCGCTAGCTCTTTTAAGGAGCCGGCCCCACTCTTCGCGGGTGTCTTCTTCTCCTTTGAGGAGATAGCAGTTGTTGTAGAATCGAGCTTGTCGCCCTGCGTAGTAGACATACCGGCCTCCAGGAATGAACTTGAATGATGCGATGAACTTCTCCAAGGCATCCTGATGATCCTTGGCAAAGAGGTTAGTGGTTACATCGTGAACGATATCCTTGGCCTTCTCTGCCCAAGTCTGATCGGGGAAGAGGGAGTACTTGTTTTTAAAAACGTTCTCGCCGAAGCTGTTGCGGAACTCAGTCATGCCGTTGTCTCCTTTCAATTTCACGCTCAATGTACCAAAGAGCCTTGCATAGATCCTGTATTGTATTGTCTTTCAGTCCTGCCCTCCAGAGGTATTTGATTGCATTACCAACACAGAAATTGAAGTGCTCAGTGATCTGGATGCACTCTACTCCAGATGGGTGCTGGAGATAGTGCTTGGGATGATTGACCAGATCGTCAATGTTATCCCCTACGTAGTCCGAGTAATCAAAGTCGCTCACAGCCAATTCCTCAAGAGATAGTCGATGGATAGAGTGACGATATCGTAGGAACCGTTGTTTACTTCTGTTATGTAAAGAGCACCGCGCCAGTGCTGGTTCCCTTGGTACTGCATATAGTCCTCTTCATGCTGGTAGAACGCTCCAGCAATGATGCACTGTACTCGGGAGCCATCTGTCTTCACATGAGGAGAGATGTAGTAATCGAAGGTCTGCTGGTGTCCTACGATCCATGACTCATGCTTCTTTGTGGCGATCAGGTGGGCTCGGGAGATAGGTCGTCCCATGCTCCCTCCTTGTGCATAGTGACAGAAATTAACTCCGTTGATTCGGACAGGGCTAAGGAAAGCATGTTCCTCCCATCCGAAGTATCCACGCAGATTGTAATCAGGCAAGGCCCCCTGCAAAAAAGGCTCCTGGGCAATGAGTCTGTCCCGTCTAGCTTCGTGATTGCCATAGCAGAATACCTTCCTCGGCCTGTACGGTCTGTGCTTACTTCTGATCTGCTGATCGTTGTAGCGATTCATGGGGGATAGCAGGGCTTCCATTCCCTCCCATCCAGCCTCCAAGTCTGAGAGCATCCTTGCTCCCTCATAGACAATGTGCCCCTTGGAGTTATGCTGCCCCAAGGATGGCATATCGAAGTGATCCCCTATGTGGACGATCACCTCGGGTTTCTTGTCAAGGATGTAGTTTCCTAGTGCAGTGAGATGCGTTAGGGGTACATCCGCCTTAACCTGAGTATCCGGTATTACGATGATTCGCATGACTTGTCCTTGTCTAAGTTCCAAAAGAACTCACAGGATCCTTTCTCATGGTCATATGGAACAGTCGTAAAGTACGCTTGCCTGAACTCATGCGAGTTAGCCAGTGCCCTGTAGCACCTGTATTTGAAAGGACAATTATCTCCCCAGCACATTGTGATATCAGCCATACTTGTCTCCAAAGAGTTCCTTGAATTTAGCTAGGACATCATCAGGTATACCAAGCCTCTGTGCCCATTCCCTGCACTTCTCTCTGGTAGGTAGATCAGCAGCACCTATGGCTACTTGCCAGAGTTCGTTCTCTACCTTCACTCGGGCATTGAGTGACTTAGCGTACAACTCCAGATCAGACATGATTGTTAATCATATTTTTTCTAGAACAATTAGACCGGACTTTGTTGTTCCACATTTTTTCCATCCTGCTGCCATAAAACAAAATCCAGGATTTCTTGATGCGATCTTTTCGCAATTGACGTAGGTATAATGCCTGCAATTAGGCCAGACTGCATCAGCAATTTCATCCGCTTGTCGGATAAGTTCTGACGATAAGATCGTCGATTCGTTTCTGAAGACAGCGCAATTAACTCCACTTTGTTTTTCTCCTGTTCTTAAATCAATACAATCATCAATAAACTTTCTCCAAACAAAAACAGCATCAGCTTCTTTTGTACGCAGGACTAATTTTTCTCCCGGCCCTACAAATAATTTTCTTTTTCTGCCATCAGCATATTTTGTACAACTATAATGCCTCTCGTATAAAGCAAGACAAGAAGCATCTCCATCTTTTGTCATCCACCAATATCGCATACAAAATGCGAATCAGACATCTGATTCCTTTAACCAAGGACGCTCGATGTGGAACCAAGAGAGGATGCCGTCGATTACAGCGTTAATCATCTTGGCTTCAGCTTTACCGTCCAGCCAATCGGCATCTATTTCGTAGTCAGCCATACGCTGGATGTCACGAAAGCCCTGAGCTACGCCTTCTTCTACTGCCATCACAAGAACCTGGTATTCATCTGCTTTCATCAGAATTGCTCCTCAAGTTGGATTTGGATAAGACGCTTCCCTTTCTTGGTGAGATCATCTTTGTTCATCTCACCGAATCTAGCTTGGCCGTACAGGAACTCAACGTGTTTATACGTTGCATCCAGCTTACGATCTGACCAGAATATCGTATCCCTAGTCTCCACAATGTACACTTTCATTTGCGTCTCCTGCGTTTCCGCTTCCCATGACTCGGGTGCACCACAGTTGTCTGTGGAGCCTCCAAGTAGTGTACTACCGCTTTGAGGAATTGAATCTTATCGATCCCACTCCTTCCAGCCCAGTTCTCAACCCGTCCCAGTACTGCGTTGCACCATCTGTGCAGAACGTACCGTATCATTCCTGTCTTGTGGCAGTGGTCCAGTGCCGCATCATCGAGAGCTATCATGCGTTTGCACA